TCTACCCGGTTTCGCCCCTAGACCGCGAGCCACCGCGCGCGTTTTTGCGCAAAATTGCAGGGGGGGGGTAGGCCGGCTTACCGTCGACGGCCATGCGCGGACGCAAACCCAAGCCCGGAGCCATGAAGGAGCTGCTCGGCAACCCCGGCCGCCGGCCGATTCCCAAGGGACCGCCGGCCGCTCTGCCCGAATGCCCAAAGTCTCTCGGCCCCGAGGCCCGCAATTACTGGGACCAGATCGGCCCGCAGCTCGTCGAGCTGGGCGTCCTGACCGCGCTCGACGGCGCGGCCCTGGCCATGCTCTGCGATCTCTGGGGTTCCTACTTGGTGGCGCAGGCCAAGGTCGACGAATTCGGCGCCGCCGGCGGCCTGGTCGTGATGGCCGGCAAGACGCCGATCATGTCGCCCTGGTTGCTCACCGCCAACTCCCTGCGCAAGCAGCTCCGCGAGTTCCTCGCCGAGTTCGGCCTGACGCCTTCGAGCAGATCCCGGGTCGCCAAATCCAGCGGCCAGGACCTGCTGCCCGGCCGCAGCGACCTCGATTCCTTCCTGAGCCTGAACTGATGGCCGTCGACAAGATCACTCGCCAGTGGATCCGCTCGCGGGCCGATGAGCTGGCCGTCAAGGCGGGCTGCCGGTTCGACCTCGGCAAGGCCGACCGAGTGCGGACGTTCTTCACCAAGTTCCTGCGGCACTCCAAAGGCAAGTTCGCGGGCCAGCCCTTCGAGCTGCAGGACTGGCAATGGCGTGAAATCGTGGCGCCGCTCTTCGGCTGGCAGCGCCCGGACGGCACGCGCCGCTACCGCGTGCTGTCGTGCTGGGTCCCCAAGAAGCAAGGCAAGAGCACACTGGCGGCCGCCTTCGTCCTCTATCTCCTGGTCGCCGACGGCGAAAAGGGGGCCGAGGTCTACAGCGCCGCCGCCGACCGCGGCCAAGCCTCGCTGATCTTCCGCGAGGCGGCCAACATGGTGGCGCAGGCCCCCGAGCTGGCCGGCCATCTGCAAATTGTCGAGACCACTAAGCGCATTGTTTTCGCGAGGTCCCGCAGCTACTACGAGGTGCTCAGCAAGGACAGCAAGAAGACCGGCCACGGTAAGAACGCCAGCGCCACGGTGATCGACGAGGTCCACGTCGTCGATCGAGAGATGTGGCAAACCCTCCGGTATGGCGGCGCCGCCAGGACTCAGCCCCTCTTCTTTGAGATCTCGACGGCCGGCAACGATACCCAGACCATCGGTTACGACCGCTACACCTACGCCCGCCAGGTGGCCCGTGGCGAGATCGAGGACCCCGACACCCTGGCCGTGGTCTATGAGGCGGATAGCGCCGACGCCTGGGAGGACCCGGAGCAGTGGGAGAAGGCCAACCCCTCGCTCGGTGTGACCGTCAGCCTGGAATCGTTCGAGGCGGATTTCCGCGAGGCCAAGCAATCGACGCCGGCGATCCAGAATGCGTTCAAGCAGCTCCGGCTCAACCTCTGGTGCGAGACCAGGTCGGCCTGGCTGGCCGTCGAGGAGTGGGACGCCTGCCAGGGCGCCATCGAGCTGGACCGGCTGCTGCAGCTCCCCGCGTATGGCGGGCTCGACCTGTCGAGCCGGCTCGACCTGACGGCCTGGGTCCTCCTGTTTCTCGATCCCGAGACGGGCGAATACTGGGTCCGACCGCGCTTCTGGGCCCCCGAGAAGTGCGACAGCCGACGGCAAAAGGCCAACAAGGCGCTGCTCCAGCCCTGGATCGCGGCCGGCCTGGTCACCGCGACGCCGGGAAGCTGGGTCGATTACGACCAGGTCGAGCGCGAAATCCAGGAGGACGTCGCCCGCTTCGACGTCCGCAAGGTGGCCTTCGACCCGGCCAACGCCGGCCAGATCGCCCAGCACCTGAGCGCCAGCGGGCTGGAGGTGGTGCAGTTCAGCCAGCACGCCCGCTACACCAACGAGCCCATGCAGGAATTTGAACGGCTGGTCACGGCCCGGCAGATCCACCACGACGGTAACGGCGTTTTGCGCTGGATGCTCCGCAACGTTATTGTCCATCGCGACGGCCGAGGCCTCATCTGCCCCGACAAGAGCAAGTCGCAGGACAAGATCGACGGCATCACCAGCTCAATCATGGCCCTGGCCCTGGCGATGCAGGCGGGCGGCGGCGACGACTGGTACAAGCCAGGATGCCTGACGGAATGAAGCAGCGATTCTTGACTTCGGTTCGGACTTCGGTTCGCAAGCTCCGCCTCTGGACGGTGGCCAACGGGGAAAGCCTGGCCGCCACCGGCTCCCTGGCGGCGATCGCCGCCGGCTGCTGGATGGCCTGGCCGCCCCTCGGCCTGATTATCCCTGGCGCCATCGTGTTCCTTTGCCTGGCCTCGACCCGGCTCCGCGGCTGAGTGCAAGCGCTGGCACAGACGGGAAACCCATGCTCAACCTCCTCTTCGGCCCGCCCCGCAAGCGCGCTTCCGACGACGATGGCTGGTCCACCGGCTGGTCTCGCGGCCGCGTGCGGACCTCGGCCGGCGCGGTCGTCGACGAGGAGCTGGCCCTCACCTACTCGGCCGTCTGGTGCGCCACCCGCGCCATCTGCGAAACCGTCGCCATGCTCCCCCTGGTGACCTACCGCCGCAGCGACGGCCAGAACACCGAGCACGCTCCCGACCACTATCTCTACGACCTGCTCAAAACCTGCGTGAACCCCACCGCGGCCAAGCCCGTGGGCAGCATGTCCTTCCGCGAGGGGCGGACCATGCATCAGGTCAACTGGGGCAACGGGTTCGCCGAGATCGAATGGGACGCCTTCGACCCCGCGAAGCGCTCGCGGGTGATCGGTCTGCACCCGATCCATCCCTCGCGGGTCCGGCCCATCGACACCGACCGGAACGGCCGCGCGCTCGCGGACCAGGGGTTCGCCTACCTGGTCCGCAACAACGATCAGAGCAGCGTGGCCCTCCGCGCCCATGAGATGCTCCACATCCCCGGCGTCATGGCCGAGGATGGCGTCTGGGGCAAGGGCGTGATCGCGTATGCCCGCGAATCGATCGGCTTCGGCCTGGCCACCGAGAAGCATGGCGGCTCTCTGTTCAGCTCGGGGGCGATGCCCCGCGGCATCGTCTACGGCGCCGGCATGAAATCGGCCGAGGCCCGCAAGCTGTTCCGGGGCGAATGGAAGGAGATCCACGGCAGCCCAGATTCCAACGAAATCGCCATCCTGCCCCTCGACGCGAAATTCCAGCAGGTGACGGTTAGCCCTGAGGACTCCCAGTTTCTCCAGACGCGGAAGCACAACGTCACGGAAATCTCCCGCTGGTATCGCGTGCCGCCGCACAAGATCATGGATCTGGAGAGAGCTACATTCAGCAACATCGAAGAACAAGCAATTGAGTTCGTCATCGATGGCATCCTCCCCTGGGTCCGGCGCTGGGAAGAGCAGATCAACCTCAAGCTGCTCCTGCCCGAAGAGCGCGGCCAGATCTTCGTCGAGCACGTCCTGGCCGGCCTCCTTCGCGGCAACACCCAGGCCCGCATGCAGTCCTACCAGGTCGCGCTGAACAACGGGATCATGACCCTCAACGAGGTGCGACGGCTCGAAAACCTGAACGGCATCGGCCCCGCCGGCGACAAGCATTACGTGCCGCTCAACCTGACCACGGCCGAGGCCATGGAGACGGCGCTTTCCATGTCAAAAGCGCCGTTGGAAGATCCGCCGCCGCCCGATGACCCGGCCCCAGCTGGCGCCGACGATTCCAGCGCCGCCGCCGGCGACCCCGGCGCGGACATTCTCGCCCTCCCCGATTACCGCCAGGAATTGGACTACGACTGCGGCCCGGCCGTCGTCCATTCGGTCTGCGAGTTCTGGGGCGTCGGCCCCGCCGAGCACTCGGCCTACCTGGAGGCCCTGGGAACCACGCCAGAAGCCGGCACCACCGTTCCGGCGGTCATCGAATTCCTGGTCCGCCAGGGCCTGTCCGTGGTCGCCGGCGGCGGCCTGGGCGTCGAGGACCTCAAGGCCCATTTCCTGGCCGGCCGGCCGGTGATCTGCCCCGTGCAGATGTACGGCACCCCCCAGCAGCAGGCCGCCGCCCGCTCCGGTCACTATGTCGCCGTCATCGGCGTCGGCCTCGGCCTGGTGATCGTCCAGGACCCTTCCGCCGGCCGCCGGCTCCTGACCGTCGACGACTGGCTCAATATCTGGTTCGACCAGGACCTGGACGGCTCCACCTACACCGCCTTCGGGATCGCCGTCAGCGCCGATCCACCGGATACCGATCCACCCGAGCCGGAAACCGACACCGACGATGCCGACGAGGAAGGCGGGGAAACCGAGGAAAGCCAGGCCCATCCTGCCCCCAGCGAGACCGTGGCCTTGGCGGTCCGCGAAATCGCCACCTCGACGCTTACCCGCCTGGCTGGCGTCGAGGCCCAGGCACTGCGCCGGCTGAGCCGGCATCCCGAGCGATTCCTGCCTGCCCTGGAGGATTTCGTTCCAAAGCACCGCAGACTGCTGGCCGAGGCCTTGGCCTTGCTTGATCGACCGTGGGCCAGGCCCGCTGTGACGGCCGGCGCGGCGGACGTGGCGGCGGCCTGGATCGACCAAACCATGGCGGAGATGCTCGACGTCGCCGGCCAGGTCAGCGCGGCTCAGCTACCGGACGCCGTCGAGACCAGGATCGGCGCCTGGACAACCCGCGTCGGCGACGTGGTCGATCTGCTGATCCGCCGGCCGGAGCCGGCCTCGATCCCAGCCGGGCCGGCGCTGGCGTCGATCCAGCTCAGCATTCCGGTCACGCTGAACCAAACGGCCGCCGCGCCGCCCGTGGTCAACGTCAGCGCTCCAATCAGCGTGCCGGAAGCGCCAGCGCCGGCGGTCGAGGTCCACGTCCCCGCCCCCGTGGTCAACGTCAGCGCCCCGGAAGCGCCAGCGCCGACGGTCGAGGTCCACGTGCCCGCCCCCGTGGTCAACGTCAGCGCCCCGGAGCCGCCAGACAACCCCGACCCGCTCCGCGTGGAGATCGTCGGCATGCCCACCGAGCGCAAGGAAATCGTCTTCCTGCGCGACCGCGAGGGCAAGATCGAATCGGCCAAGGTGGAGGACAACCCGTGAGCAAGGGCAACACGTTCGAGAACGACCTGCTGAAACTGATCTTCACGGCGACTGCCATCGCCAACATCGCGGACAACGCGGCCAGCGCGCCGCTGGCCAACCTCTACCTCAGCCTGCACACCGGGGATCCCGGCGAGGCGGGCGACCAGACCACCAGCGAGGCGGCCTACACCAGCTACGCGCGCGTCGCGGTGGCGCGCAGCGGCTCTGGCTGGACGGTCAGCGCCAACAACGTCGAGAACGCCGCCCTGGTCCAGTTCCCGCAGTGTACCGGCGGCAGCAACACAATCACTCACGTGGCCGTCGGCACCGCCAGCAGCGGCGCCGGCAAGCTGCTCTACTCCGGCGCGCTCAACGCGTCGCTGGCGGTCAGTTCCGGCATCCAGCCGCAGTTTGCCGCCGGCGCCCTCGACATCCAGGAGGATTGATCGTGTATCGCTGCTCCCAATGCCTCATGGAAGCTGATTCGCTCATGGATCTGGCCTGTGGCTGCGCCGCGACCATCCTCTACGATTGCCAGGCCCGCCTGGAGCCTGTGCGAGGGATGGTCAGGCACCTCGGCAAGATCGAGGGAGAGGGGGAGCGCCATGCCGCTGCCGTTGACGAGCGATGACCTCGACCAGATCGAGGCCGACTTCCTGCGCGGCCGCGACCTGCCCCGCCTGATCGAGTGCTGTCGGGCCGCCCTCCACCTGGAGCAGGTCCACCAGGACGTGCTCGGCCAGGTCCGGGAAATCCGCTCGGCCTGGCGCGAGCAGCAGGGCGAAATGCGGCGCCGCCTTCGAGAACGGCTGGAGGCCAAGCATGCCGGGCTTTCCCCGAATCCGTGAGTACGCCGAAGCCGACGCGAATGGCCGCACCCTGGTCAGCCACTTCCGCAAGGTGCCGAGCCAGACCACGGTCGCGGGCAACTGGTACGACCTGAGCATGGCCTCGGGCAATCCAGTGCCCAACTACTACGCCAGCGCGCCGCTGGAGGCCGCGACGCTCGACGGCTTCCGCGGCCTCTGGCACGGCGACGCCAAGGCGCCGGCCTCCAAGCACCTGACCGACCTGAACCTGATGACGCCGACGGCCGGCCTGGTGGGGCAATACATCCTGCTGGACTACCTGCTCTATTACCCGTTCGTGGACGCCGACACCACCGACGAGCAGCCGCTGGTCAACGACGTCGCCCTGCCTCGCTACGCCGACGGCGATGGCGTCATGGTCATGGCCGTGGCCGTGACCCCCAGCACGGGGGGCGGCGTCTTCACGTTCAACTACCTGGACCACGCCGGCAACCCGAAAACGTCGCCAGCCCAGGGCTGCGGCGCGGCGGCGGCCAACATCGGCACCCTGGTCACCAGCGTCCAGGCGACCCCCCAAATGAACGGCCCCTTCCTGGGCCTTGCCTCGGGCAGCCTGGGCGTGCGGTCGATCACCAGCGTGACCTTCAGTGTCCTCAACGGCGGCCTGCTCGCCCTGGTGCTGGTCAAGCCGCTTCTCAACTCCGCGATCCGCGAGATCAACACCCCGAAAGAGGTCGAGCTGATCCGCGAGCGAATGATTCTGCCCCGGATTTACGACGGCGCTTATCTGAATCTAATCATGAACTGCGCGGCGACCGTGGCGGCGGGCTTGCTCGCCGGCAAATTGGCCACCGCCTGGAGCAAATAACATGGGCTGGACCTCCATCGACGACCTGGTCAACCAGATCACGGCCAACGGTAAATACCTGCGCCGGGACGCCGCCAAGCTCAACAACCCGGCTCACACGGCCGGCGGCTGGCACAACACCATGCACAACGCCGGTTACCCGAACCAGAAGACGGCCGTGGGCACGACCCTGCTCTGGCATGGCGCGGATGAGTTCACGGGCGACGGCACCACCGTCATTGGCATCCAGCACGGCGGCAGCGTCGCGCCGGCCACCAAGCACATCCTCAACGTCGGCGCCAATATCGTCGCCGCCGCCGGCGCGCCCTGGCAGCTCAAACTGGTGGACCTCCAGGGTTGGTACTACCTGAGCGGCGGCGACGTGACCGGCACCGGCTCGCGCACGCTCATCAACAGCAACACGTTCACGGCCAGCGACAACAGCGGCAACCTGCTGCTGACCTACACCAACGACTTCGTCAGCGGCACCACCGTCCGGTTCACCACCTCGGGCACCCTGCCGACCGGCCTGAGCCTCAATACCACCTACTGGCTGATCCGCCAGACCGCGACCACCGCCAGAGTCGCCACCAGCTACGCCAACTACGTCGCCGGCACCGCGATCGCCTGGACCGACGCCGGTTCGGGCACGCACACCATGACCATGCGCCTGGCCCGCTACGACAACGGCCTCGGCTGCCAGGCATTCTTCTCGGTGCAGACGCAGCCCACCGCCGGCGGCCCCAACCTGACGGCCAGCAGCTACACCAACTCGGCCGGCACCGCCTCCCGCGCCTTCCAGGGATCCCCCACCAACGGCGCCACCGCCGACGCCTACCAATCGCGCATCACCCACAGCGGCAACGCGGCCGGCCGCTACGGCCCATTCCTGCCGCTCCAGGCCGGCGACCAGGGCGTTGCATCCATCCAGTCGTTCACCTGGTCGGCCGGCACGGCCTACACCGGCTCCGGCGTGGTCACGCTGTGCATCGCGCGCCCGCTGCTCGACCTGGCCTGTCCAGTGACCGGCATGTGGAGCGAGCGCGACCTGGTCAACCAGCTGCCCTCGCTGCCGGAAGTCAAGGACGGGGCCTGCCTGGTCTGGCTCTGGTTCGCCACCGGCGCCACCACCAACAACAGCCCCATGAACAGCGCCATCGATTTCGGCTGGGGAGGGTAACGGCATGGCCCTGGTCGGCAACGGCGTCCGGATGGGTGGCGGCCCGCACAATGCCTACAGCAACGCGGGCATCCAGTCCACCGAGCGCGCCTGCTGGAACAAGCCCGGCGCCACCCGCTGCTTCTGGGCCGGCGAGGCCACGGTCATCGGCGGCGCCAGCATCGCCAACAAGAATTCGGTTCCCTGGGGCTACCGGCATCCCGCCTGCTGGCTGGTCTCGCCCAAAGCGGGCGGCCTGTCGAGTTACCAGATCGCGGTGGGCACGGGCACGGTCGCGGGCGCCAACCTGGCCGGCGGCAAGAACGCCGAGGCGCTGCTCGCCGGGTCCAGCACCCTGACCGCCGAGGGCCAACTCGTCGTCAGCGGCGCGGCGACGCTGACCGGCACGGGCACGATCGCGGGAGCGGACCTTCGCGCCGTCCTCAACGGCGAGGCGACGCTCTCCGCTTCGGGCACGGTCACGGGCGCCACCCTGTCGGCGCTGGGCTGGACGACCGCGAACGTGTCGGCTTCCGGGACCATCACCGGCGCGGCGCTGACCGCGACCGGGACCCTGGCCGCCGCAATCGTCATCACCTACACCGCGACCGCGACCACGGAAGATGTTGCCCAGGCCGTCTGGGACCTGGCCCTGGAATCCGGGTTCCCCGCGGAGCGCATCATCAGGATCATCGCGGCGGCCGCGGCCGGGAAATCGAGCGGCGGGCCGGGCAGTCCTGTCTTCCGCAACCTGACCGACACCCAGGACCAGATCACCGGCACGGCCGACGGCAGCGGCAACCGTTCGGCGGCCAGCTTCGGAGCGTGATTCATGGCCTGGAACGGCAATTTCTGGGCCGGGAACTGGTTCGAGAGCAACTGGTTCAACCCGGCCGGCGGCCCGACCAACGACATGTCGGCCACCCTCGCGGGCAGCTCGACGCTGGCCGCCACCCTGGCGGGCCTCCGGCGGGGTGGCCGCCGGCCGCGCCAACCGGTCATCATCTGGCCAGTGGACCATGACGAGGATGCTATGCTCGCGGTCGCGGCGGCTTTTTGCTGAGGAATATCATGATCGAGTCCTGCAATCTCTGGCTGATGGACCAGGACCGGCTGATCCGATTCCACCAGGTATGCCGGCCGCCGCCGACCGCCAGCCAACTCCAGGACCTCCGCCGCGCCCAGTTCGACGGGATGCGCCGGGCCGGCAAGGTCGCGGTCCTGCCGATCCAGGGGGTCATCGAGCAAAAAGGCTGGTGGGGCTGTTCGACCGAAATCGTCGAGCAGCAGCTCGACAAACTGGTGGACGCCGGTGAAGTCGATGCCATCGTTCTCGACATCGATTCCCCTGGCGGTTCCTGTTATGGCGTCGAGGAGCTGGCCGAGCGGATCTACGCGGCCCGCGCCAGGAAACCGATCTACGCGGTGGCCAATAGCCTGGCCGCCAGCGCCGCCTACTGGATCGCCACCGCCGCCACCCAGCTCCTGGTCACGCCTAGCGGGGACGTCGGCTCGGTCGGGGTCTTCGCCATCCACGCCGAACTCAGCAAGGCCCTGGAGCGCGAGGGCGTCAAGGTCACGATCGCCAAAGCCGGCCGCTACAAGGCCGAGATGAACCCGTTTGAGCCGCTCACGCAGGACGCCCGAGACCATTTGCAAGAAACTGTGGACGCCGTATACACCAAGTTTGTCCGGGCGGTGGCACGCAATCGCGGCGTGGCGCCGGCCCTGGTCCGAGAGAAGTTTGGCCAGGGCCGCTGCGTCAGCGCGGACCAGGCCATGGCCGCCGGCATGGCCGACCAGGTCCAGACGCTGAACGCGCTGCTGCAGCGACTGGGTGGGGGCGCGGTCTCCAACCGGGACCGCGGAGCCAGCCTTGAGATCCTGCGCCTCCGTCACCAGCGCCGCCGCTTGACGTCGGCGCCGGCCGCCAGGTAAACCCAAACCAACCCTGCCCGCTGCGGGGACCGCCAGCGCCGTCGCGCTGGTCCCGCGGCGGTTGACCCCTCACGAAGCATGTCGCGGACGCCGTTGCGCCCCGTGGCTGCCACAGCGCAACGGTTTCTATTCAGGAGGTAAAACGTGAACAAGCTCAACCGCCTCATCGCGGAAATGCGGGCCATCGATACCCGTATCGACAAGCTCCTGGCCCAGGACAACATCAGCGACGCCGAACGTGCCGAACACGACGATTTGGTCGCCCAGCGCGCCACCAAGGCCCAGGCGATCCAGCGGGAACGGCAGCGCCTGGCCCGCGAGCAGCAGCGCCGAAGGGCCACCGTCCTCCTCTTCGAGCACAACGACCAGACCTCGGCGAATGAGCCCGACTGGTCGACCGTCGACCAGGCCGAGCTGCCTTTCGAGGCGTACGCCTCGGGCGACCCGGCTGACCCGGCGACCTGGATGTACCCTCACCACTGGGTCGAGGGCGGCACGACTCGCGACGATCGCGGCATCCTGACGGACGGCGTCCTCTACCTGCATCAGGGCGGCCTCGACGAGGCCTGGACCCAGGCCCAGGAGGACACTGAGGCCCCCGCCGAGGCCATCGATCACCTCCAGGCGCATCGCGACGCGCTGGCCGCCGGCACCCAGGCCCGGGAGAAGCTGGCCCGCGAGCGGAAATCCCGGCAGCTGGGCACCGGCGCCCTGACCGATCCCGACCGGCCGCGCCGCGGACCGGCCCGACCCAACGCTGGACTCACCATCCCGGCCATGCCCCGCCGCTGCGGCGTCCTGAAGCACTTCCGCGGCCATGACTCCGACCGCCGGGCCTACCGCTTCGGCATGTTCAATTTGGCGCTGCTCTCCTGGCAGATGCCCGGCCGCTACCGCTTCCGCGCCGCCATGGACTACGTCGACAAGCACATGGCCGCCCACGAATCCAGCGACACCGCCGGCACCCATTACCTGATCCCCGAGGAGTTCGCCCAGGACCTGATCGACCTCCGTGAGCAGTTCGGCTTGGCCCGCCGGCTCCTCCGCATGGAGCCGATGCGCTCCGACACCAAGCTGATCCCGCGGCGCACCGGCGGCCTGACCGCCTACTGGGTTGGCGAGGACAGCGCCGGCACCGAATCCAACGCAAACCATGACCAGGTTCGTCTGGTCGCCAAGGACCTGATGGCCATCGCCCGGCTGAGCAACCAGGTTGCCGCCGACGACGTCACCATGCTCGGCGACCGGCTCATGGGCGAGGCCTCCTACGCCTTCGCCAACGCCGAGGACCTGGCCGCGTTCAACGGCGACGGCACCAGCACCTACGGCGGCGTCACCGGCGTCCGCACCAAGCTCGACAACATCGACGGCGCCGGCACCGATTCCTTCGGCCTGGTCACCCAGGGCACTGGGAACACCTGGCCGGCCATCGTGCTCGCGGACTTCGACAAAGTGGTCGGGCGGCTCCCCCAGTACGCCGACACGCCCAACTGTGTCTGGACCATGCACCGCACCTTCTATTACGAGGTCGTGGAAAAGCTCATCCAGGCCTCCGGCGGCGTCCCGGCCTACGAGGTCCGCGAGGGCCGGCGCCAGACGCCGCTCTTCAAGGGCTACCCGGTCGAGTTCAGCCAGGTCTTCCCGAACGCCACCGCCGTCAGCCAGGTCTGCTGTGTCCTGGGCGACCTCTCCCTGGCGGCCGCGTTCGGCGACCGTCAGCAGGAGGCGCTGGCCTACAGCGAGCACGCCACCATCGGCGGTGAATCTGTCTTCGAGCGCAACCAGGTGGCGATGCGACTGACAGAGCGCATCGACATCGTCGTGCACGACGCCGGCTCAGCCTCGGTCGCCGGCCCGGTGGTCGGCCTCAAGACCGGCGCCTGATCCCTGATCCTGACCTTCGCCCGGGTCCTCGGGACCCGGGTTTCTCGAATTCTCCGGAGGCTCTCATGCTGGCTCCGTTCGATCGCAAGATGGTCTCGGTGACGCCGCCGGCGGCCAAGCTCGACAACGCCTCGGCCACCACGGCCGAGATCGACACCCTGGGCTACCGCTTCGCGGTCATCAACGTCTACCTGGGCGACACCGACATCGCCGCCGCGGCGCTCAAGGTCCAGGAGTCGGACGTCTCCGGCTCCGGGTTCGCCGACATCACCGGCACCCGCTTCGGCACCGACAACCAGGACACGGGCGCCGCCTCGGCCCTGCCCTCGGCCAACGACGACAACAAATTCTTCCAGATCTTCATCGACCTGCGGGGCCGCAAGCGCTACCTGGACGTCGTCTTCACGGCCGGCGACGGCACCACCGGCACCTTCGCGGCCATCTGGTGCGAGCTGTACCGGGGCGAGAAAGCGCCGCGGCTGGCCTCCGAATCGGGCGTCGCCCAGCGCCTGGTCGCCTGAGTGCCAGCGCCGGCACTGGAAGGAGTATGGAGTGAGACAGCAAGGCATCCGTTTCCGGCTGGCCTGGCGCGGCCGGCGGCCGGGCGACTTCGACCCGCGGCTCGACCGGGGCGTCATGGACGCCCTGGTTCGCCGCGGGATCGCGGAGTGGACCGATGGACCCGTACAGCGCGCCGTCCCAGCCCCGCGTAAATCCGTTCCCCCTCGGGGACCTGGAGCTGGTGACGGCGCCCGTGGGCCAGGTGGTGACGACAGCGGAGGCCAAGCTCTGGCTGCGCCGCGACGACGACGAGGACAATGACGTCATCGACGCGCTGGAAGCGGCTGCCGTCAAGCTCGTCGAGCAGGAGATTGCCGGCCACCGCCAGCTCCTGCTCGCCACCTGGGACGTCCCGGTGGCCGGCTGGTGGTCCGGCCCGCTCCGTCTGCCGCGGCCCCCGCTGTCATCGGTGACCTGGGTCAAATACTACGACTCGGCCGGCACCCTGCAGACGCTGGCCACCACCGAGTATCTGGTGCGGACGCCGCTGCGGGCGCCTGGCACCGTCGAGCGGGCCCCGCTCAAGTCCTGGCCGGCCCTGCAGAGCGATCGCCGCCTGCCGGTCACGATCCGCTTCGTCGCCGGCTACGGCGCCGCCTCGGCCGTCCCGGCCACGATCAAGACCGCGGTCAAGCTCTTGGTCGCCCACTGGTACGAGCACCGCGAGGCGGTCGGTCAGTTCGGCGGCCCCCTCGAGCTGGCCGTCCGGGCCCTGCTCGAATCCGAGGGGTATGGCAGCTACAAGTGAGGCACCCATGGCCCTGATCGGCGGCATCGGCAAATACCGGCACCGCGGCGACATCCAGCGGGCCACCGAAACCCTGGATAGTTTCCGCCAACCGATCCAGACCTGGAATACCCTGGCCTCGCGCTGGTTCAGTTTCGATCCCGAGGCCGGCCAGGAGCTGATCGACGCCAACCAGCTCGCCGGCCAGACCATTCTCGCAGTGCGCCTCCGGCGCTACGCGGGCTTGCAGCTCAAGGACCGGATCCTGTTTGGCACTCGCGTGCTCAACGTCGTCAAGATCCTCAACGTCGACGAGCTGAATGAGCAGATGCTCCTGGCCGTGAAGGAAGAGGTGGCGTGATGCCGAAGAGCAAAGCCGGGTTGTCGGCGGACCAGATCCGCAAGGCCGTGGGCCACGTGCCCGAGGATCCGGAGCGCCCCTACGCCGTGCCCCGCCGCCGCCAGGTCGATGAGGACCTGGCCGACCAGGTGCAGATCCTGGCCCGCCAGCTCTTCGCGAGCTGGATCGAATGCTATGCCGACTACCAGACGGCCGACGGCGGCAGCCAGGCCCGCGAGGTCGCCCGCTCGGCGATTGGCTGCGCCCGCGCGTTTTACGAGGAGTGGCATGGGTCTCAAGATTGATACCCAGGTGCAGGGTCTCGACGAGACGCTCAAGGGGCTGGAACAGTTCAAGGGCGCCGTCCAGCGGCGGATCCTGCGGCCCGCGATCCGTCAGGGGGCGACGCTGATTCTCAAGGCGGCCAGGAGATTGGCGCCGGTCGAGACCGGCACGCTCAAGAAATCCATGGGCTCCAAGATCGTGAGCAAGGGCAAGCAGCCGCGGGTGGTCGCCATCATCGGCCCGCGCACCGGGATGGGGCAGGAGGTCACGCTTTCGGATGGCACCTCCGATTACCGTGATCCTGCTCGGTACGGCCACCTGGCCGAGGAAACGAGTCCGTTCCTGCGCCCGGCCGTGGATGAGACTCGCGAGGCGGTTGGCGCCAAGGTCCGCACGGTCATGGCCGAGGGGATCGCGAAGGCGGGGGCGAAGGGCTAGATGGCCGACATCAAGGTGAGCCTGGCCACCTTCCTGGTCGCTGACCCTGGCGTCAACGGCGCCATCGCCGGCCGGCTCTACCCCGACTCAGCGCCCCAGGGGTCGGCCCGGCCGCGAATCGTCATGCAGGGGATCAGCCTGACCCGGCCGGTCGCCCTGGCCGAGGTCCAGACCGGCGCCCGGGCCCGCGTCACCCTCCACTGCGACGCGGTCACCCGCAACGCGGCCAACGACCTGGCCGTCCTGGTCCGCGACGCGGTCGGACCGGGCAGCCGCAAGCTCAACGGGTTCCAAGGCACGATGGGCAGCCACTGGGTGCAGAAAGCCCTGGTGGAGGACGAACGCGAGCAATACACACCCTCGCCGCACGGCCACGAGGTCGGCAACTATCGGACGTCGCTCGACCTGGTGATCGTCTTCGACGAGTGAAGGGAGGTCTGGGATGACGCAGGTGCACACGTGGGATACCCGGCTCAGCTACGACGCCGACGGCACCCCTCCCTACACCGACCTGACCGGGATCAAGAACATCGGCGGGCCGGGGATCTCCTGGAGTTCCGTCGACGAGACCACGCTCCAGTCGGCCAACAAGTTCCGCGAGTTCGCCCAGGGCCTGGGCGACGGCGGCGAGGTCACCTTCACCTGCTACGCCAGCAAGACGCGCATCAACACCGTCTACGGCACGCTGGCCGCGGCCAACGGCGCCAACGGCAACTGGTACTTCCGCGTCGAGTGGCCGCTGCTCTCCGGCGAGTCGAACCGCACCCGCTGGGACATCACCGGTTTCGTCACCAACCTGAGCGAGACCCACGAGGAAGACAACGACATCATGTTCGACGTCACCATCAAAATCTCCGGCAAGCCGACGTTCACCCAGGGCTCGTAGGATCCTGCCGCCGCATCGGGCGGCGGCGCTCTTTCACGCAAAGCGCCCTCGGAGACGACCCATGGCGGCCCTCACTGTCAGCGGCCGCTCTTTCACGCAAAGCGCCCTCGGAGACGACCCATGGCGGCCCTCACTGTCACCGAGATCACCCGGGCCGCGACGGCCTCGCGGTCACCGACCTGGTAGTCGCGGTCACCAACGGCCAGCATCGCGTCATCGGCCCGTTCCCGACCGCGATCTACGGCAGCACGATCAACGTCACCTACTCCGGCGTCACCTCCGTGACGGTCGCCCCGTTCCGGCTGACGCCGGCCATCTGATACCACATCACCCTCAGGGGAGTTTCATGAAGCTCTTGACCAAGGATCAGATCCTCAAGGCCACCGACCTGCCGGTCGAGCGGATCAACGTCGAGGAATGGAACGGCTCGGTGATCGTCCGCACCATCAGCGCGGCCGAACGCGACGAGTTCGAGCAAAACATGAGCGAGCAGCGGGGCAAGCGCCGCGAGGTCAACCTGACCAACATCCGCGCCAAGCTCTGCGCCCTCTGCATGGTCGATGAGGCCGGCCAGCGTCTCTTCACCGACGCGGAGGTCGCGGCGCTCGGCCAGAAATCTGGCAAGGCCCTCGACAAGGTCTTCGGAGTGGCCCAGCGGATCAACGGCTTCACCCGCCAGGACGTCGAGGAGCTGGCAAAAAACTCCGAGACCGCCCCGAGCGACGCTTCGCCTTCCGATTAGCGCTCGCCCTGGGCAAGACGGTCCGCCAGCTCCTGGCCGAGATGGACAGCCGGGAGTTCAGCGAGTGGCTCGCGTTCGCCACCCTCGAGCCGCTGGGCGAGCAGCGCGCCGACGTCCGCGCCGCCGCGCAGATGGCGCTCCTGGCCAACCTCCACCGCGACCGCAAGCGGCGGAGGAAGCCCTTCGCGCTCAGCGATTTCCTGCTCGACTTCGACGGCCCGCAGAGGCGGCCGCACAAGAGCCCCGAGGAAATGCAGGCCCTGGCCCGCGCCCTGACGCTGGCCATGGGCGGGGAGATCAAGTGACGTGGCCACGATCGGCAACCTGGCCGTGATGCTGTCCGCCAACGCCTCCGGCCTGGTCAAGGGCCTGGACCAGGGCAAGAGCGCCCTCGCCGGTTTCGCCAAGGCCGCCGCCGCCGTGGCCGCCGGCACCTTGCTCGCCGACGCCGTCACTTCGGGGGTCGCGGCCCTCAAGGACTGGACCACCCAGGCCTTCGGCACCATCGACACCGCTTTCGACCTGAGCGACCGCTTCGGCCTGACCACCGAGGCCCTGATCGGCTTCCAGCACGCCGCCGACCAGTCCGGAGCCAGCGCCGAGGACTTCAACGGCGCCGTCGAGAAGATGCTCAACGCCCTGGGCGAGCTGCAAGGCGGCTCCGAGGACGCGCGGAAGAAGTTTGAGCGCCTGGGCTTTGACGTCGGCGCGCTCGCCGACATGGACACCGAAAGCGCCATTCTGGAAATCGCCGACAAGATCGCCGCGATCGACTCGCCGGCCCGGCAGGCCGCCGCGGCCATGGACATCTTCGGCAAGTCCGGCCAGAAGATGGTCCTGTTCCTGCGCGAGGGCCGCGAGGGGCTGCTCAAGTTCCGCGAGGAGGCGACGGCGCTGGGTCTCACCTTCACCGGCGCCCAGGCCGAGGGTGTCAACAAGATGCTCGACACCTGGGACAAGTTCAAGAAGTTGCTGGTGGGCGTCGGCACCCAGATCGCCATCTTTGTCGCGCCCTTGTTCGACGAGCTGCTCAACAATCTGGTCGAGTCAGCCGCCGCCGGCGAGGGCTGGGGCGCCAAGATCCGCTCGGCCATCGAATCCGTGGTCCTCTACCTGGCCAAGGCGCTGGACGGCGTCAAGCAGTTCGGCATCGGACTGCTGGAAATGCTGGTTGTCGCGGAAAGGGCTGTCAACCTCCTCAAGGTGGGCTCGGAGTTCGGCGGCGCGGTGGATCGTCAGCAGACACTTGATCAGATTGACGACCTCATGAAGGGCCGCGAACGGATCAAGAAGCAACTCGCCGAAGGCCAGATCGACCAGAATTTCTTTGACCACCTGGACAGCGTTTTCACGCAGCAGATCCGGGATCTCAACAAGAAAGCCATCGGCCAGGCCGTCAACTTCGAGAATCCGCTGGAGGACCTTTTGAATCAGTTCAAGGCGGGCGGCGGGAAATTCGAGGATCAGGCACAAGCTTTCATCAATCGCATGCGCGAGATGGCGGGCGCCGGCGCCCAGGAGCAGGCGGCCGTCGCCGGCGCTGCCAAGAAAGCCGCCGAGGACCGCAAGGCGGCCGCCGAGGCCGCCCGTATTGGCGCGGTCGCCGACGACGTCGGCAAGCTCACGGCCTCGCTCCAGGAGCAGATCGATACCTTCGGCCTGTCGGCCGACGCCATCGAGCGCTGGAAGCTGGCCCAGAAGGGCGCGACCGCGGCCCACCTGGAAGAGGTCGAGGCCCTGCAGAAGCAGCTCGGCAAGCTCAAGGAATTCCAGACCGTGCAAGAACGGCTCGGCAAGATCGCCGAGGACCGCAAGCCGCCCGAGCAGAAGTTCCAGGAGGAGCTGGACAAGCTGTTCCCCATGATGGATCAGGGCAAGCTCAAGGCCGACGAATTGCAGGCGCTGCTAAAGCAGAAGGCCGGCGAGCTGGGCCTGGGCAAACTCCAGGAGATACCCGGCCTCAAGGCCGGCCCGGAGCTGATCGACCGCGGCAGCGCCGCCGCCATCTCCGCCCAGACCCGCTTCGAGAAGCAGGGCATGGGCGACCACCTGGTCGCCGATCCGCTGGAGAAGCTGGTCAAGGAGGCCATCGAGACCAAGAAGATCCAGAAGCGGCAGGAAGAATTCCTCAAGCGGCTGGTCGAGAAGATCGACAAGGCGCCGGTCCTTGAAGAGGGGGACCTCTGACATGGCGATCCTCTGGGTCCGCGAGCACTGGGAAGGCCGCAAGGCAGGCGAGACCGAGGAGAACCGGGTCTATTCCCGCGTCTTCAAGGTCGTGACCTCGTCGGTCGAAGACGGCCCGAAGGCGGTCAAGGACGCCGTCGGCGTCCGGATCGGCGACGTCTACCGCACCGCCACCGAGATCGACCCCCGCGCCTTCTGCGTCGACGTCAACGCCCAGCACGACCAGTCCGACCCGAACCACTGGGAGGTCTCCTGCGATTACGACACCTCCGCCGAGACCAACGACGCCCAGAAGGACCAGCAGAAAGAGGAGCAGCAATCGGACGACCCCGAGGACGAACCGCCGCAGATCGGCTTCCAGTTCCGGCACATCACCCGGCCGGTCGAGCGCGACAAGGACGGCAAGCCGATCGCCAACTCGGCCGGCGAGAAGTTCGACCCGCCTCTGGAAGTGGATGAGTCTATCCCCGTCATCACCATCACCCGCAACGAAAAGGCCTTCAACGCCTCCTTGGCCATCGACTACGAGGACGCGGTCAACGCGGATGTCTGGAGTTACACGTTGCCAGGCGGCTCGACCCTGATCGCCCGCAAGGGCCAGGCCAAGATCGAGAACATCGGCGCCCAGACCCAGAGCAAGAAGGGCCAGCTCTACTACTCGGTGACCTACGAAATCGGCTTCCGCCGCGAGGGCTGGCAGGTCGAGAAGCTCGACCAGGGCTTCTTCGAGAAGGACGCCAACAACCTGGGCATGCTGCAGCACATCAAGGTTCAGGTCCGTGACGAGAACAACAAGGTTCGCGAGGAATTCTGCTCCGCGCCGCATCCGCTCGACGGGGCCGGCCACAAGCTACAGAAGGGCCGGGATCTGGTGTTCCTGCCCTTCAAGGTCTACAAGGAGCTGCCCTTCGCGGCGCTAAGACTTTAAGGAGAACCAACACATGGCGGACGAAATCCAGTTCAGCTACTCCGGCTACTGCCGGAACGGCTATTTCCGCGACGAGATCCCGGCCCAGACCGAGAAGGTCACGCAGACGACACTCGGCGGCGGCGGCCCGGGCATCGCTACCATTGGCACCTCCGAGGAGGACATCACCTTCACCGACGTGGCGACCAACGGCAAGCTCTTCATGCAGAATCTCGACACGGTCAATTTCGTGAAGTACGGGCCAAAGTCCGCCGGCGCCATGGTCGAGATGGGCAGGATGAAGCCCGGCGAGATCGTCTGGACCCGGATGGCGCCGGGCGTGACACTCCGCATGATCGCCGACACGTCGGCCTGCAAGGTCATGATTAAACTTTACAACGACTGAGCCATGCCCAAGCGGAAACCGATCTTCGGCCTGAGCAAGCGTGGCTACCGCCACCTCCAGGACATCGTCCGCCAGGTCGAGGGCATGGGCGGCGCCGACCAGCACCGCGGCCGCTACCCGGTGCTGCGCTTCCGGCTGCTGACCCGCGACGACTGGGAGCGCGACGACGACACGCCCGACAGCGTCCGCGGCGGCCAGGAAGAGCCGGACACGATCATCCTCACCGCCGAGGAGGGCATCGGCTGCGCCCAGGGCGTCAACGCCGGCGAAGCCCTGCTCTTCGTCGACCTGGCCATCCCCCACCACTGCACGCCCAGCGTCTTCTCGCCCCGCGTCTGGCCGCGATCGCTCTGGAACTCGGGCACCCCCAACCGCCAGGGCGCCATCACGCTCGCCGGCTGCCACCTCTGGCATTACTGCGGGCAGGTCTACACCCAGGAGCGCACCGACCACAAAGGGCAGCCCCACGGCTACCCCAGCCTCGATTCGGGCGGCCACGTGCCCCAGGCCCAGCTCGGCACGGGTTCGGCCGGGGCGGGCAGCAAATTCCTGGCCGACGACCAGACTTACAAGACGGCCAGCGGCACCGGCACGGTGACCTCCGTCGACCTGATCCTGCCCACCGACGTCTTCAACGTGTCGGGCAACCCCATCACGGGATCGGGTACGTTCACGGTCACGTTTGACACCCAGACCGCCAACACCGTGTTCGCCGGCCCCACCTCCGGCGGCGCGGCGGCGCCCGCGTTCCGGGCCCTGGTGGCGGCGGACATTCCCAGCCTCGACGCGAGCAAGATCACGACGGGCACATTCGCCAAGTCGTTCATCTCCTCGACCGGCGCCTGGTCGGCCAGCGAGATCCCCAATCTCGACGCGAGCAAGATCACAACGGGCACGTTCGCCAAGACGTTCGTCTCCTCGACCGGCACCTGGGCGGCCAGCGAGATCCCCAATCTCGACGCGAGCAAGATCACGTCGGGGACCATGGACACAGCCCGCCTGGGCTCCGGCACGGCCAACAGCAGCAAGTTCCTGCGCGGCGATTCGACCTGGCAGGACACCAGCGGCATCGGCGGCACCGGCAATTCCTACGACATCGACCACACGGGAACCACCACGGGGAGCTACGTCGTCGTTTTCAATGAGACCGGGCACCCTGGTTTCTTCGGCACATTGACGGTGAAGAACACCGGTTCGCAAAACCTGGACCTCCGAATCACCGCCGAAGACCGCTATGGCAATTCCTCGTCTTACACCAACACCATCGGCGCCGGCATCTATGAAGTGGTTTCGCTGATCGGGCTGTACATCACGGGAGGCGGCACCACGTATGGACCATGGACCCGCCTGCAACTGGAGGTGAAGGACGGCGGATCGAGCACCACCTACGATGCGCAGGGAGTTTTGGTCGGCCTGTGATCGGTGATAGGAGTAACTCATGGCCAGCAAGATCAAATGGTCCGCCCAGAACGCCATCAGCACCGTCATCAACGGCGATGCTTCGGCGCCCACGCTCAAGAACCTGGCGAACAACGGCCAGAAGGTCGGGAGCGAGGTCGACAACTCCCTGGCCGCCAACCGCGACCAGTATGGCGATTTCGAGCTGCTGGTCCGCGGGGCCTCGGCGTTCAGCAGCGGCGGCTACGTCGAGCTGTACCTGATCCAGCCGGTCGACGGCATGAACTATCAGGACGGCGACGATTCCGTGGCGCCGCCGGCCTCGGCGCTGGTCGGCGTCTTCCCGCTCCGCGCCGTCAACACCCAGCAGCGCCTGGCCCTCCGCGGCCTGCTGCTGCCGGCCGGCAAGTTCAAGCCCCTGGTCATCAACAAGGGCGGCCAGGCCTTCACGAACACCGACAACGAAAACGTCCTCAAGCTCCGCACCTTCAACGACGAGTTCCAGTGAGACTGACATGCGTCGACGCTCGGCAAGACACGGCGTGGCCTGGCCCTTTGGTCTGAACCGCCTCAGTCCCCAGGCCCAGGGCTTGGCCTACTGGTGGCCCATGGCGCCCGCCGGCGGCCTGGCACTCTACGACCAGGCCGGCCGCGGCCGCCACGGCGCGCTGACCAGCGGCCCGACGTGGGTGGGCGACACGCTCAGCGGCTTCGGCCATGCTCTCGATCTCGACGGCACGGACGACTGGGTCGACCTGGGCGACCTGAAAGCGGCAGCCCCGGTTACGTTAACCATGTGGCTCTATGCCGACAGCAATGCGAACGACCGGCGCATTTTCAGCCAGGCCTCCGGGTTGACTAGCCAGGGCGGCGCCCTCGGCATCATCACAGGCGCCGGCGACTTGCAGTGCTGGGATGGCGCTACCTGGGAACTGCTTGGCTCGGTGGGGATGATCTCCGCCAGTACCTGGCATCACCTGGCCGTGACCTACGCCAGCGGCGGCGTGGTCACCGCCTTTCTGAACGGTGTCCAGCAGGCGAAGACAAGCACCAGCAACTTCGATTTCAACGGCGTCTCTGCCGGCCTGGGCCAGAAGTTCATCGGAGCGTTCGGCACCACCTTCGACGGCAGGTTTCGTGATGTCAGGCTCTACAACCGCGTCGTCGAGCCGGCCGTCGTTCAGCAGATGGCTGACCGCCGTACTCGCTTCGATCTCTACCACCAGACAGCGCGGAAGTCCTACTGGCAGTTCCAGGGCCGGGCGATCAGTGCCGCGGCCGCGCGAGACACCACGTTCAGCCTCAGTGCCAACGATGGCACTGACCTGGCCCTGACCGCCTCGGTCTGAGAGGAGCGACCATGAGCACCGAAAACGACCTGTCGTTCCACCAGCGCGAGGACGTGCAGATCACCTGGACGCTCAGCCCGGTCGCCGACATCACCGGCTGGACGCTGCAGTTCGCCGTACGCCAGGCCGTCGACGGCCCGGTGCTGATTCTCAAGTCGACGAGCAGCGGGATCACCATCACCGACGGGCCCGGCGGCGCCTTCCGGCTCGACCTGGCCGACGCCGACACCATCCGCATCGCCCCCGGCCTCTACCTCTACGACGTCGCCCGGATTGATTCCGGCAACCACGCCGTGCTCTCCTACGGCACCCTGACGCTGCAAGAGCCGATGGTCCCCTGGGCATAACATGGCCAACCACATCTCGCACGCCGCCCTACCCTACCCCGTCAAGGGGGCGCGGTTCACCCTCCTGGTCCGCTACCTCAACAGCAGCGGCGTCCCCACCGACCCGGTCACCCCCGACACCGAGGTCAGCAAGGACGGCGCAGCGTTCACCGACTGCACCGAAGAGGTCGCCACGATCACCGGCAGCAACGGCATGGGGTACATCACGCTGACCGGCGACGAGACCGATTGCTCCGCCCTGGGCGTCGCGGCCAAGGTCGCGTCCGGCCCCAACAACCAGCTCCTCGACCTGAGTCCGCGCGTCCTGCCCACCCTCCGCAGCGGCACCGCCCAGGCCGGCGCCGCCGGCACGATCACGCTCGATTCCTCGGCCTCGGCCGTCGACGATTTCTACAACGGCTGCATCGTCCAGACCACCGGCGGCACCGGCGGTGGTGGCGGCTCGGGCAAGCTGAACAACCAGGCCCGGGTCATCACCGACTATGTCGGCTCGACCAAGATCGCGACCGTCGAGCCCAACTGGGAAACGACCCCGGACAACACCACCACGTTCAAGGTCCTGCTCACCGAGCTGGCCCTGCAGCGGCTGGCCAAGCTCGGCGGGGACGGCCTGGACGCGGTCCTGGTCGAGAGCGGCGGCACCCCGTCGACGATCAACGCCCGCCAGGCCCTGTCGGCGCTATGTGCCGCCAACTGCGGGGTCATCGCCGGCGCCACCTCGCTCACGGTCACCGCGGCGGCCATGGGCGCGCCGGCCACCACGCGTATCACCTTCACCGTCGACGGCTCGGGGAATCGCACCGCGGTCACCTACAACCTGCCGGCGTGATTTCGGGCCAGCGAGTCGGCAACAATCGCCGCCATGATCGATGAAACCCAGGCCCTGGCCCTGCCGATCCGCCTCTCCCCCGAACTGGAGGCCCGGATCGCGGCGCTGCTCGACGTCGCCTGGTGGGCGCTGGTCGCCGTGATCGCGGCGTCCGCCATTGTCGCCATCTCTCACCTCAGCCGGAGGTAGCCCCCGTGACGGACCGCGGATTGCTGCTGACCATCGTGGCCCTGGTCGGTCTCGGCGCCCTGCTGCTCGCCGGCGGCGGCGGTCAACCGAGCGCCCCGGCGCCGTCTCCGCCCTGTCCCCCCGATCAGCCCTGCCCGATCAAGCCCAAGCCGCGCCCCTGGGGCCCTCGGCAGGCGCCGGTCGGCGCCACCGTGGGCGGGCCGATCGCGCCGGACGGCACCGAGATCCAGATCGATCTGCCCGGCGAGCTGCACAAGAAAAACACCGGCGGCATGGGACCGGGCGGGCCGGGCACCGGCGCCGGCCTATGCGTCTTCACGTCGATCGAACACGCTGCCCTCTGGCAAAACGTCGCGCAGCTCCAGGGCTTTCAGCGCTGGATGACCAGCAAGCCGGGCGGCGGCTACCCCGAGAAGGTCGATCGGATGATCGAGGCCTACTGCGCCGAGCGGCGCTTGCCGAAGCCCAGTTACCTGCAGGTCCGGGGCAACGATCTCGAAATCCTCAAGCTGGCCCTGGCCTCGGGGCGCATGCCCTCGGTCACCTACAGCTATTCGCCCAGCGGCCGCTACGGCGGCATGCGGATCGCCCACATGGTCAACCTGGTCCACGGCGACGGCCGGAACTGGTGCGTCCTCGACAACAACTTCCCCGGCGCCGACAAATACGAATGGATGAGCACGCCGGAATTCCTCCGCGCCTACACGGCCGGCGAGGGCTGGAGCGTGATCCTGCTCTCCCCGTCGCCGCCGCCTCCACCCCGCAACCGTCTGTGAGGTCCGCCATGCTTCGATCCTTTGCCGTCGCTCTCTGCTGGCTCGCGTGTCTCGGCCCGCTGGCCGCGCAGCCGATCTGCCGGGCCCCCTACCTGGATGCCCGTCCGGCGCGGGAGGCGCCGCCCACCGCCACCTACACCGGCTGGGCCGAGTCGATGCACTACGCGGGCTGGTGGTATTTCTGGTTCAACGGCGCGCCCCGCTGCGCCTACTGGCCCGACCGGAACGAGTTCAGCACCTTCGACGCGCAGGCCCAGCGCTGGAGCAGCCCTCGGCCCTGGCCCTACCCGATCGACCCGCCGGGCCACCGCAAACCGGCGGCCAGGCCAGCGGTCAATTTCGGCATCGACGAGGACCAGCTCCGCGGCGCGCCGCCCAGCGGCTGCGCTCCCGATTACTCGATCAACGGTCAGCCAGTCAGCCGCGACCAGGCCCTCGCGGCCGCCGCCGGCGGCCTGCCCAACGACTCGGTCCAGCCCTGGCTGGTCGTCGTCTCCCGAGACAAGGCGCAGCGCGAGCGGATCGTCAACGACCTGGCCAACCACCCCTCGCTGGCCGAACTGCGGAGCAAGGTCCGGCTCCAGGTCTACGACGACCCCGACCACTGGCACCTGGCCGGCTACAAACTTCGCCAGGACGCGCGTTTTCAGAAGTCCGGCGTGGGCGTCTTCCTGGTCGATCCGCCGATCCCGGGCTCCGCGCATGGCGAGGCCCGCGAGGCGCGGTACAGCTACGACGGCCCGGAGGCGCTGCGTCGCATCGACCCGGCCTTTGATCCCAACCGGATCCCCGACAGCGCCGCCCCGGCCTGGCAGGGCATCCTCAAAGCGCTGGGCCTCGACCTGGGCGCCAACCCGCTGCCGCTGCTGCTGATCGGCGGCGGCCTGCTGCTGGCGGTGCTGGTCCTGATCCGCAAGCCCGCAGCCGCCGCGCCGCCGATCCGCGCCGATCCCTCCTGGGGAGAAAGCCCGGCGCCGCGCCGGCCGCCCCGTGGTGGCAGTGGCACGGCGCCACCGAATCCAGCGGCGCCAGCTGCCGCCGCCACAAGCCGCGGCCGGGAACTGACGCTCGGCGACCTGGCCCTGGCCGAGCTGGACCGGCTCAAGGAAGAGGAGGCGGCGGAGCTGGCCCGCAAGAAGGCCGCCGCCGCGCGTCAGGACGCGCTCCGCGAGCTGCTCGGAGGCAAGGCACCCTGATCGAAAGGCGAGTACAAGGGCATTTTGCTTCTAGTTCCGCTGGACGTTTAAGGAGCACCGATGAACAACCTCCCATTCAACGGCTGGAAGTCGATCGTCGGCGCCGCCATGATCGCCGCCAGTGTCTTCCTGCCGGGTCTGAGCGGCGCGCTGATGCCGCTGGGCATCTCCCTGCTGGGTATCGGCCTGGCCCACAAGCTCGAAAAGCTCATGGAGGCGCTGCGGACCCTGACGCAGCCCGACGAGGAGCCGCGCACGCTGCGCTTTCCGGACCGATCGGAGTGACCATGTACCTCTACGGCTGCCGCGTGGTTCGCGTGATCGACGGCGATACCTTCGTCGCCGACGTCGACCTGGGTTTCCGGCTCTGGCAGCGCGCGGCCACGTTCAGGCTCGCGGGCGTCGACGCTTTCGAGCTGCGCGACCCGAAAGGGCCGGCCGCGAAGCAGTTCCTCCAGGACCTGGTCGACCGATCCGGCGGCAGCGCCCAGGTCCGCACCCACAAGCCCGACCCGCGAGACAAGTACGGTCGCTGGCTGGCCGACCTGCTAATCCACAACGGCAGCGTCGCGGACCTGCTCCTCGAGGCGGGGCTGGCCCGGAAGGTGATGCCATGATGAAACCGCTGCCGCCCCTCGAATCGTTCCTCCGGTATGCGCCCGAAGCCGCGTTGTGTCGCCGGCTGGTCCAGCCCTGCCAGGTCTGCGGCCGGGCCGCCACGGTAATTCGGCCCAGCTCCGCCGGCCAGGTCGCTCTATGCCGCGGCCATGATCGAGCCACCGCCGAAGGGCGCTGAACCCCGAAAAAGCGACGTTCGGCTGCGTAGTGCTGATGCCATGATTCAGAAACTGCTCTTCCCTGACGCGATCGCCACGCCGCCGGGCGCGGGGCCGCACAATCGACCGGCGCTCGAGCGCCGGCGCCGCCGGATTCACCGCCAGCAGCTGCCGCCGCCGGATGCCGCGTCAGGATCCAGGCCGCTCACCCTGGGCGAGGCGGCGGTCCTGCTGATCTCCGGCAAGGTGGGAGTGTCGCGGTCCTTCGAAGTGGTCCTCGACGTCGCCGGCGGCCGGCTGGTGCTCCGGCCGGGCACGACCGACGCCGCGGCCGCGTTCCGTCATGCCTCCCGAATCCGCCGCGACCTGGTCCAGGCCGTGGCCGCGGTGCTGGCTCGACCAGGTGGGGCCGACTGAACCAGCGGCCCCAGCTGCTGCCGACTGAACCGGCGACCCGGCGCCTCCATCCACGCTTGCTTATCAGTGGATTCACGCTATACTTGTGCCAAGCCGGGGGCGGCCGAGGGCGCCGGCCGGGGGCGGCCGAGGGCGCCGTCCCCGTGTTTCTTGGCCGTCCCCGGTCCCCACTTCCCAGGAGCCCTCACTCCCATGCTCCTTCCTTTCGGTCCGTCACGCTCCGAATGGGCCACCCTCGGCCGCCGCCTGGCTGGCGCCGACGCCGGCGACCACGAACCAGCCGAGCCGCCGGCCGACGCATTGCCCGAACCGACCGACGCCCTGCCGGGCAGCCCGGACAAGCTCGACGTGCTCGAGGCTCGCTTCCGCCAGGGCCAGCACCTGAAACACCCGTTCGACGAGGACGGCGGCGAGCGCACCCTCCTCCTGCGGATCGCCTGGCGGATCGACGTCGAGCGCAACGGCCGGGTGGGCGCCCGCGAGCTGCGTCTCGAGACCGAGGCCCGCGAGGAGCCGCTCATGATTCGCTTCCTGCTCGACCGCTGCGACGCCATCAGCACCCGCCGCGAGGCTCAGGACCTGGCCCGCGCCTGCTGGGGCCCGGACGGGTACGCCGTCGAGGGCCGCGGCTGCTGCCGGGTGGGCCTGCTCCGGTTCCCACCTTACCCCCGGCCGGCCCGCGCCGAGGCCCGCGGCGAGGGCGACACCTGGCCGGCCGCGTTCCGCGCCGCCCTGTCCCGTTACCTGCCGCCGCCGGACCGGGTCCGCGAACTGGGCGCCCAGGGCCTGCAGCGCGGCCGCGGCCGGCCGCCGAGGCAGGTGCAAGCGCCGGCACCGCAAAGGGGGGTGGCATGACGATTCCGGTGCACCCGCTGGTCGAGGCCCTGGCCCTGCCCCGGCTCGCCGGCGACGAGCGCGAGGCCTTCGTCGCCTCGATCGCCGAGCAGGGCGTCCTCCGGCCGGTCCTGCTCTGGCAGGGGCACCTGGTCGACGGCCAGGAGCGCCAGGACGCCGTCGCGGTGTTGGCCCGCCGCGGCGTCGTCCGCGACCTCCCCACCGAGGAGTGGGACGGCGAGGGGTCCCTGGTCGCCCTGGTGCTCGGCCTCAACCTGCACCGCCGCCACCTGGACGGCTCGATCCGGGCCGCGCTCGCCGCCCGGGTCCCCGACGCCCTGGAGGAGGAGGCCCGCCGCCGCCCCGAGGCCGCCCGATGGCTCGCGGAACTAGTTCCGCCCCTCGAAACCCCCGCAAAAACGCCAAAATCGCCCCAGGCGTGGGCCGCCGGCGTCCTCCAGGTTTCCGAGCGCTACGTCCGCATGGCCCGCCAGGTCGAGGAGCAGGGCAGCGCGGAACTGGCGAAGGCAGTGAAGGAGGGCAAGGTTTCGGTCCGCCGGGCCACGCGCCTGGCCGAGCTGCCGGCCGAGGAGCAGCTCGCGGCGATCGCCGGCCAGGGCCAGAAGGCCCGGGCCACCAACGCGGCCGGCCACATCCGCGACCAATTCGGCCGGTCGCACCGGCACTGGACCGAGGGCGCCGGCCACGTGGCCCGCGCCGTCCTGCAGCTTACCCGGGCCCTGGCCTGCTTCCGCAAGGCCCAGGCCGACCTGACCGGTTTCGACGCCGCCAATCTCCTGGCCCGACTCGCGGCCGACGCCGACCTGGCGACCCGCTGCCGCGACCAGATCGCCGCGACCGGCCGCCAGATCACTGCCGCCGGCGAGCGGCTGGCCCTGCGGAAGACGGGATGACATTTGGGCGGGATGGCGGGATGACTCCGCCTGTCAAGGAAGACGGGCCATGACCGGAGCATCCCGCCATCCGTTCTTTCACCGGAGGTTTCCATGCCCGACGACGTGCGCCGCCCCAACCTCGACCAGCTCCAGGAGCTGGTCCCCGCCTGCCTGGCGAAACGCGCCGCCGGCGAACTCGACGAGCTGCCGCCCGGCCGCTACCGGGTCCGCGGCCTGGCCACCGTCCGCGTCGACTGCTTCCTCAGCCAGGCCGCGCCCCAGGAGTACACGCCGACGGCCAAGCTGCCGCTCAAGGCGATCCTGGCCGTGGCCCTGCGCAAGGCCGGCGTCAAGCGCGACGCGATCGCCGAGCTGATCGCCAAGGCGGCCGCCACGGCGCTCAAGGCCGGCGACGACATCGCCCAGGAGCTGGAAGTCACCGAGGAGGCGCTCAAGGTCGTCGAGAAGCAGATCACCGCCGCGCTGCCCCGCGAAACCCGCAAGGGCGCCGTCAAGGTCGACGGCGAGGTCAAGGTGGTGAGCTTCGTCCGCGACGACGCGGCGGCGCCGGCGGCGTGATTTTCTTGCGAATCGAAACGGGCATGGCAAAATAGAGTCATGTCTTCCTTCGTCCGCTTTTTTCCAATCTCAGAGTCTGAAACTCGCGAGGTCGAGCGTCATAGCTCGAAACATTGCTCATTTCAGTGCGGACATTGTGGCAAGTCGACGAATGGCCGGGTCATCGCCGCCCTCGAAAGGCGATCCGGCCCGGCTGTCCTTTACTGCGCCTGCGCGTGTCCGATGGAGGAGCCGACCGTGCTGATGCAGCAAGCCGGCGAAGTGACCCAGATTCCTTCAGCCATCGAGTTCCTTCCGGGCGAAGGCTGGCCCGAGCTGCTGACCCGGCTTTTCAATGAGGCGGCCAGGGCCTACTCGGCTGGCGCCTACACCGCCACGGCGATCGTCTGCCGTAAACTGCTGATGGCCTGCGCCTGCGACCAAGGCGACGAAGACGGCAAGCCCTTCACGGCCTACGTCGATTTCATCACGAACACCGTGCTGACGTTCCCCAAGGCCAGAACCGCCATCGATGCCATCCGTCAAATCGGCAACGAAGCCAATCACAACGTCCAGTTCGTGCCCAAGGAAGACGCGCGCCGAGCCCTGCTGATCGTCTCCTACATGCTCAACACGATTTACTCCCTCCCCTCGGCCTGAAATGGGCCATGCAAGGTTGCAGCGGCGTTGGCTTGGGTCGAGGGTCGGCCATGACCAGAAGCCAAAGGTACGTCGAGATCCTTTGGAGTTGGCCCTCCAATCGCTCGATGCGATCATCCAGCTGACCTGTCGCGTGCGGACTGAAGGAGGAGATCAAGACACGGTTGCTGTCATCGTTGGTTGGCATGGCGACTCCCGAGTTGGAATTCAGGGTGTCGCGAAAGTATGGGGCAAGTCGTTCCGGCGGGCAAGAAAAAACTCTTACCTGCGGGAACCAGCAAGCTCTTTACGCCCGCCTTTCTCTCCTCGAGAGGTAGCCAGCCACATTCGCATCAGAATTGTTGCTGGGCCGCTCGGGATTCGGCGCCCGCTAATCCACTGATGCACGGTGTTTTCCGTGACATCCAATTCACCTGCGAGTTTGGTTCGCGACCAAGCACGTAGGGAAAGCAGTTCAAGAATTTCGTCTTTGCTCATGCGTCGCTTTTCCTTTCCGCTAAGCATCCTAGATACCCTCCCTATTCTTGTTAGGAAATATCACTTGACAAAGACGAGCGACGCGCCTAAGCTTTTCGACGATGTTCACCTTCGTAAGATCAATGGCCAGTCGAAACCGCATGGAGCAATTCGCGGATCGCGATCTCCATGCTGGCGAGCTGCTGAATCGTCCAAAGTCCTACCGCCGAGAAACTGCAGGTTCGCGGGTGTGGGAACGATGTGAGCTTTCGATGAGTTCGAGCACAATTTGCGCTGGTCCACTCGGCTCACCGCGATCCTGTTCCCAGACGCGAAGCGTATCGACGCCAACCCGCAATCGCAGGCAGAATTCGGTTTGTGTTTCTCCGCACGCTTCTCGAAGGGCCTTAATTCGCTCGCCTGGCCACGGATTCTTCATGCGGTGCTTCCTCCTCGCAGCCATTGTAATCACCCTCCGCTGTACCGCTAGTGTAATTTACTAGGAAAAACTACTTGACAGCCGTTTGGGCCGGCCGTAGGATTGCCCAGCCATGAGTCACCTGATTCGATCACTGGCCAGCCGAAGCCGCATGGAGCAATTCGCGAATCGCGATCTCCATGCCAGCGAGCTGCTGGTCAGGCATCGCCACTCTCCCGAGTGGGCGCTGCAGGATTTGAACCTGCGACCCCCAGCGTGTCGATGGGGCGACCAGCTACGTCCAGAAAAATCTGGTTGTCCGAGGGCAATTGTCCCCCATACTGAGGGGATGGCGGTCAGGTTACCCGTCCCGCCGCCGGCGGCGAATTTCGTCCGCAACCCGCCGCATGCTCTTCACTTTGTGGCGATTCTTCGAGTACCAGCTCACCATGCGCGTGTCGATGTGGCCGAGCTGGTCGGCGATCTGCCGGTCCGCGAACCCCAAATCCACCATCTCGCCCGTGAACGTGTGCCGCAGGCAATAGGCGCTCACCCGCTTCTCCGCTCCATTGTCCAGACCCGCCTTGAACGCCACCCGGCGCAGGTTTCTCGCGAACGTGTGCCGGTCCCAGGGATTGCCCTGCTGGTTCACGAAAAGATGCTCCTGCCCCGCAGGCGCTTGTCGGACCAGGTTGCGGAGAAACCGGATCACTCCTGGATCCAGAGCGATCACCCGGCATTCGCCCGTGACCCGGGCCGTCTTGTGCCGGAACAGACCGACCATACCGTCCTGCCAGTTCACATCAGTCCTCTTGGCCTCGCGCATCTCGCAGGGGCGACATCCCGAACGATGCAGGAAGTACAGCGCGCGGCGCAGCGCCCGACTCCCCTTCGCCATCAAGGTGCGATATTCCTCCCGGGTCGCCTCGCGACGAGGAGTGACCGGCAGCCGCAAGCTCTTGGGCTTGCGGTAAGGGCAGATCTCGACCAGGCCGGCATCCTCGCTGGCCCAGTTGAAGCAGGCCACGATCACGGCGATCACCCGGCGTTTGGTGTGGTTCGAGCGCCATTGCGGGTTCGCGAGCAGGAAATCCGTGAGGTCATTCCTGCGGCAGCGGTCGAGTGTGGTATCGCCGTGAGACACCCCGTCCCGACTCCAGTCCGCGAAACGGGTCAGGTCGCGCCTGGCGTTGTCGTAGGCATGAGTCGAGTAATCGCTCACGCCCACGCGGGCCTTGATGTGTTTCAGGTACGACGTGATGACCTGGCGGACCGTGCCCTCGGTGGCCGGCGGTCCTGGATCGGCTTCGGAAGCGTCCGGGCAGAACAGGCGCAGCGCATTCATGGTGTTGACTCCACTCCACGGGGCATGGAAGGAGCCAACCCGCATCGAGCCCCGGCCGTCAAAGGATTCTACGAGGCGGCCGGGGCTCCCTTTGCCGCGGTGGGCAGGGGAGGAGAGGCGGGCGGCTTGCCCGACTCTACTTCCGATTGTGGGTCCAGGCGGGGCTGGCGGCAAGGAAAATCGGCGCGGCCGCGCGGCCGGGGCCGGCATAACCGGCAGAGTCGGCGCAACCGGAGGGAACGGCCATGAGCGCCGAAAGCGATGGCTGGGGTCACACGGTGCCCAACGGCACGCGGATCGAGCTGCTGAAATTCGATGGTGCCTGGAGCGCCTTCCTGGCGGCGCCGGGCGGAGTTCGCGTGAGTGCCAGCCAGGCCCGGCTGGTCGGCCTGGTGCAGGCGTTGCTCGAGGCGCGGCAGAGGATGGAAACGTGAGCATTGGATGTGTCAACTGCCGGGAACGGGTCGCGGCGCTTCGCGGATTGTGCCAGCGCTGCTACGCCCGGCTGAAACGGACCGGCAAGAGTTGGGCCGAGCTGGAGGCCGAGGGACGTTGCCGGCCCCCCAATGCCGAGGCGGTGGCCAGGCGGATGCGGAGTAAGCGATGATTGCGGCTTCACCCAAAGACGATGGTCGGTCCCTCTGGTTCGCCAGTCGGCGCCGGGTGAACGACGTTCGCCGCATTTTGCGATCGTATGGCATCCGGCCCATGCAGCCGGCCTGGTCGCTGACCTGGCTGTGGGCGAAGCAGATCGCGGACAGCTACGTCTATCGCCCCACCTGGCCGACCGCCAGTGAAATCGCCAGCCAGTACATGCTGCTGATGCTGGCGGCCATGCGCGAAGACCGGGCTCTGAGGCTCCCGTACCGCGTCTGGCGGAATGTGCCAGATGCAGTTGCGGCGACATTGGGCAGCCAGCCGGCGCAATTGACCATGGAGGGTTGATCGTGGGGATTCGCGTGCGGTTCGAGAGCGCTGAGGAATTCCTGGAGGAGCTGGGCCAGGCCCACGCCGCCGGCGAAGTGGCGGGCGGGATCGTGCGCGTGCGGCGCCGGCTGCGGAAGCTGGGCGGATCGCTGGATCGCGTGTACCTGGTCCACATCGAGGCCGGGTACATCGCCGCCAGCCAGCAGCTTGTGGCCCTCGAGCTGTGCGTCGGCGAGGACGGCTGGAACGACGACCTCGACGCGAGAACCAGGGTGCTCGCGGAATCGATCCAGATGCGGGTCGAGTCCGCGGCCCTGGAGCTGGGCTGCGACGTTCGCGGCGGCGCGTTCGAGCTGGTGGGATGAGGAGGCGGCGGCCATGCCAATTCGCTCGGAGATCTTGCAGGCCGGCAAGCCCGCTTTGCAGACGGCCGTTCGCTCGCATCGCGAGGTGGCGGACATCATGACGGCCGCCGGATATGCGATGAGCGCGCAGCGGGTGCTGGAGATTGAACGGACCGCAATCGCCAAGCTGCGCGAGCGGGCCGACCTGGTGGAGGTGTTCGAGAGCCATTTCGAGGTGCCGCGATGATGCTGCGAATTCGCCTGGAGCCTGGCGACCTGGTGAGCACGGGAGGCGGCTGGTTCCGGCTCTGGGATCACCGCGAGGTCGAGATGAAACGGGGATCGGCCGTGGGCGTGGAAGTGGTGCCGGCGGACCGCCGGCCCGGTGTCGTGATGCTGCACCCCGAAACCTATCGCCGCGTCTGGCCGATGGCGGCGACGAAGGAGGTGGATCGTGCCCCATGACGTGAACGGCAACCTGCTGGCGGTGGACGACGAGGTGATCGTGCGCTGCCGGGTGGCCAACGTGCATCCTGGCGAAAATTACTGCAACGGGGTGAGCAGGCCGGCCTGACCAAGGAAGGATAGACCTGGCCCCGAATGTGCTTCGCGTGGGCGGGAAGTCCACGAACGCCGATGGCGAGCGGGAGATGAGCACCCGCCGGGGATCTGGTCGTGGGCGCCATCTCGGGGGACCGGTGGCGTCGGCAGCGCCGTGGAGCAGCAGCAGCTCGCCAGGCTCATAACCTGGAGGTCGTGGGTGCAAATCCCACCGGCGCGAATATCCCCCGCAACTGCGACCGGCCGAGGGCGAGCGTGCTGGGCGACACGCGGACCCGAGGCCGGGCGCTGCCCATCGACAAGGCGCCAGCCGAAGCCTTCGCCATGGCGCCGACGGGTCAGGCGGGTTCGATTCCCGCAATGGGCACTGGCCTGCCTCTCCCGCGCCGGCTTGGCGCCGGCCGGGAGGATGGGACGTCCGGTGGAAGCCGGGCGTGGCAGGCCGGCCCGGCGGTCCGGTGCGGACAAGCGTCGAAGTCCGCATTGGCCGCCGGCCACCAATCAAGGAGGTCGAGATGCTGGTGCTGTCGCGGAAGGTGAATGAGTCGGTCGTGATCGACCTGGGTAACGGGCGGTGCGTGACGGTGAAAGTGACGGGTTTTGGCAGGGACCGCGACAAGGTTCGGCTGGGAATTATCGCGCCGCGTGAGATCCCGGTGCACCGAAACGAGATCTACGATCGGATCCACCACCCGAAGGAGGTGGTCTGATGGTCCGGATCTACGACGCGATTTACGCCCTGGTCTTCGCCGAGGATCCACCACCCGAAGGAGGCGGTCTGATGGTCCGGATCTACGAGGCGATTTACGGCCTGGTCTTCGCCGACCCGGCCCACGAGCTGCGCGGCCCGTACCGCCTCGACGAATGCGAGATCATCGACGCCGGCCAGGAGGATGTCTGGTCGGCCTGGCAGGATCTGGGAGGCGAGGCATGAAAACGCCATGGCGTCACTCTACTGGAGGAGTCTATCGTGATTTGCCATCTGAGCTACGTGGCCTGCGACCAGTGCTGGGCATCGACCGAACCGGCCGAGACCGCCGATGAGGCGGCCATGGACGCGGGGTCCGCGGGCTGGTTCGCCAGCGGCCAGAATTTCCACCTGTGCCCGGCATGCCGGGCCAAGCACCTGGAGGGTGTCACCGACCAACTGGCGGCGGGAATCTGACCCCCCCCGGCCAGCCACGGCGGATCGGGCTTCATCGGCCGACGGCCGACCGTGGCGTTTTCTTCCCGAGCTGGCGCTTGTCTGGCGGGTTCGATTCCCGCCTCGGGGACTGGCACTGCCAAATACCGCGGGACGCCGCGACTGAATCTCACCCATGAGGGCCATGGGACCGCCAGCAGGGGAGCTGGAGCGTAACCGGTGCGCGCCGATCCGCCAGAGGTCGGCGCGTAAAAACCCGGATAGGTCTTTTTCTGGGCGCTCGGCCGTTACCTCCGAGTCTTTGTCTGAGTCTTTCCTTCCCTGAAAACATAGTCAGGGAAGGAAAGAGGTAGACAAGACTCGGAGGTGACCAGGGAAATCAAGGTGAACCAGCTAAGTCAGAACCCGGAGGTTAGGCCATGGACGGCAGGTACGCCGAGGACATCGCGACGGGCGCGCCGTTCGGCCAGCGGCTGCGGATCGCGGGCCGGCCTCGAGAAGGTGCGGAGGAGCGCTACGTGATCCTCGAGGAACCCGGCGATCCGGTGCTGACGCACTTTCACGGCCGGCTCCTGCCGCACTTCAAGCGCGACTGCCCGCATTGCCGGGGCGACCAGCCGAAACCGCTCTGGTACGTCGGCGCCAGCTCGCTGGGCGGCGAACTGGTGATCCTCGAGCTGACCTGGAAATGCTACCAGTCCGCCGCGGCCGCGGCTCGCACCCTGGCGGATCGTCGCAGTCCCGACCTGTTCGGCGAAGAGATCGACGTGGTCGGGAACACGTTCACCCGGTTGCTGGTGCGCGTGTCGCGAGCGAATTTCAAGAGCAGCCAGCGCGTGCTGCGCTGCGACCAGCGCGTGAAGCGGTCGGAGCCGTGGCCCTACCGCACCCGCGAGGAGCTGGCCCGGATCTGGGGCATCCCCATGAGACCCCGCTTGTTCCGCGCCGAGGAGGCCTGACGATGGCTGAGAACCTGCCGACCCCCGAGGACCTGGCCGCCCTATTCCGCGACGCGCCGGTGATCGAGATCATGGTCCCGGCCGAGATGCTCTTCGCGGTGCTGGGCAACTTGCAGCTCGCCTTAAGACATCCCGGCAACAAGGGCCCCAGCACCACGATAGTCCGAGCGTTTGCCGATCTGATCCAGCGAGCGCTGACCGATGTCAACTCCGATCTGGGCCGCGTCTGCGAGCGCGGCTGGCATTCTTGTTTCGACGTCGAAAGGAGGGTTCCCCGGTGATCAAAGTTGGAAAAGTCCAGACGATCGACATGAACACGGGCGAGGTCAAGGGCGAGAAAGTCAACGCCATGACCATGCTGCCGCCCCCAGGCAACGTCTGCCAGGAATGCGCGGTGGACCACCCCTGGAACGAACCGCACAACCAGGAGTCGCTCTACTACCAGTATCACTTCCATGGCCGACATGGCCGCTGGCCGACCTGGTCGGACGCCATGGCCCATTGCGACCCGAAGATGAAGGAGGTCTGGCGCGAGGAGCTGGTCCGCCTCCTGCGCGATCGTGGCCTGGATGTCCCAGCCGACCTGGTCGGCGAAGCGAAGGGAGGTCGCTGATGTCCCATTCCTGTCCCGCCGAGGGTTGCCGTCCCGCAGCACTTGCTGATGTGCGGCCCCCACTGGCGGATGCGCTGGCCCTGCAGGAGGTCTGAATGGGCTACCCAGGAGGCAAGGCTGGCGCCGGCGTCTACCAGCGGATCATCAACCAGATCCCGCCTCACCAGGTCTACGTCGAGCCGTTCCTGGGCGACGGGGCCGTCTTGCGGCGGAAACGGCCGGCGGCGCGGACAATCGGCGTCGAGATCGACCCGGCCGTCGCCGCACGATTCGCCGGCGAGGTCCTGGGCGCCGAGGTGCACTGCTGCTGCGGCATCTCCTGGCTCAAGCATGCGTTCGGCCTGCATCGGGTGAGCGCCGAGGGGGAGACGCGGAATCCGGCGGCAGCAGCTGCTGGCGGCGGATCGGGCGGCCCCACCTGGTTCATCTACTGCGACCCGCCCTACGTGCTGTCGACGCGCCGCTGCGGACCGATTTACCGGCACGAGTTCAGCGAGGCCCAGCATGTGGAGCTGCTGGCGGTCCTCCGCCGGCTGGCCTGCCCGGTGGCGATCTCGGGCTACTGGTCGCAGCTTTACGCCAGGGAGCTGGCGGATTGGCGGATGATCTCCTTTCAGGCGATCACCCGCGGCGGCCGGCTGGCGCGGGAGCACCTGTGGATGAATTACCCGGCGCCCGCCGAGCTGCACGATTACCGCTACCTGGGCAACAACAAGCGGGAGCGCGAACGAATCGCCCGCAAGGTGCGGACCTGGTCGGCCGGCCTCCGCCGGCTGCCGGCCCTCGAACGACAAGCAATCCTGGGAGGACTGACGTGAGCGAGCCGCTCTACTCGATTGGCACCTGGGACACGGAAAAGCAGGCATACACCAGGCAAGAAGGCTTGACGGTGCCGAGCGAAAATGTGCCCTGGCGGGTGCTGCTTCAGGTGGTTCGCGAACTCCGCAGGATGCGTTACTCGTGTTACCGCCTGCGAGCTGGTCGAGCCGCAACCGGATGAAAACATTTTGCGGACCACGTCGCGCTGGCGGGAATGGGCACTGGGCAGCGCTCTTCCGGCAAAAAGCGCCGTTGGACGCTCCAACCCAGCAGAATCGACTCCATGAAGCGCCGGGCCAAGAAGCTGCCGTTCATCCCCCGTCAGGAGCAGCTCCAGAAGATCCTGGAGCGGACCGCGACCAACCGCGATCGACTGCTGTTGTGCACGCTCTTCTACCTGGGCCTGCGGGTCTCCGAGGCCTGCAAGCTGGAGGTCCAGGACCTCGATTTTGAGCGGCGTTTCCTGGCGGTCCGCGAGGGCAAGGGTTGCAAGGACCGCGTCCTGCCCCTGCCCAAGGCGCTGGTGGGCCGGTTGCGGGGCTGGATCGGCGGCCGGACCAGCGGCCCGGTCTTTGAGTCGCGCAAGGGGGGCCGGCTCAGCACGCGCCGCGTGCAGTGCCTGGTCCGCGAGCTGGCCAGCGCCGCCGGATTGCCCGGCGTCGCCGACGGCCGGCGCTACACCCCGCACAAGTTCCGCCACGCCTTCGCCTCCTCCCGGCTGGAGCGCGGCGCCGACATCCGGGCTGTCCAGGAGCTGCTCGGCCACTCCTCAATCCAAACCACCTCGATCTACCTGCACACCACGCCCGAACGTCTCCGCCACTGCATGGAGCTGTGACATGGATGGCATTCTCCTCCTGGTGCTGCTCGGCGACGAGTCCTTCCCGGTCCGCCAGGCGGCCCAGCAGGCGCTGGAGTCTCCCGGCTGCCGGCCCTGGCTGCCGCTGATCGCCCTGGCCGCCGCCAGTCCCGACCCGGAGATTGCCCACCGCGCCGACCAGGTCGCCGGCCGCCACCGCCGGGCCCGGGCCGACGAGTGGGCGGCGGGAATCTGCTGCTGGCCCTGGATCGACGCATTGCCCGGGATCGACAGCGACGCCCTCCAGCGCTACCTCGATGGGACCGACGCCGCGGAGCTGGCCGCCCTGGGTGACTGGCCCCGCTACCGCGAGGCAACCCGGCGCTGGGCCTGGGTCCAGGTCGCCTCCGGAGTCGCGGAGCGGGAGGTCGAGGAGCTGCTCGAACGGATGCGAGACCGCTGCGAGCACTGGCGGGCGTTCGGGCGCTACCCGTAGTTTGCCGGTGGATGACCTTCCCCCCTACCGTGCGCGACGGAGGTGGATCGATGGGCGGCAAAGCGAAATCGGAAGCGGCGCTGATCCGGCTGCCAAAACCCAGGAAGTCGCCGCCGGCGAATGCGCCGGCGGCAGCTGGCGCCGCCGGATCGAGCGGCGCGGCCGGCCCCGTCGCGGCAGCGGGTGGCCCGGCGCTCGATCATATCCTGCCGGCGCTGCGGCCGCACGCGATCCGCTGCGCCGACCTGGTCTTCGACCCGGTCAACCCGGTCAAGCACGGCGAGAAGAACCTCGAGGCGATCAAGGGCTCGCTGCAGGTCTTCGGCCAGCGGACGCTGCTGGTCTTCAACGCCCGGACGCGCGTGGTCGAGAAGGGGAACGGAACGCTCGCGGCCGCATTGGCGCTGGGCTGGGAGTGGATCGCCGCCGTCCCCGCCGAGGACAGCGACGCCCAGGCCTCGGCCTACGCGATCGCCGACAACCGCTCGGCCCAGCTCGCCGAGTGGGACAACGAGGCCCTCAAGGCCCGGCTCCAGGACTGTTTCACCGGCTCGGGCGAAGCCAAGGAACGCATGGAAACGATGATGGGCGAGCTGGCCGCCAAGCAGAAGCTCTGGGAAGAGCAGCAGGCCGCCGGCGGCCCGGCCCAGGCCGAGAAATTCCAGGTCGTCGTCGAGTGCGATTCGGCCGAGCAGCAGCAATCGGTGTTCGAGGAGCTCAAGCAAGCCGGCCACGCCTGCAAGCTGGTGACGATCTGATGCCCGACGACACCACCTATTACAGCCGGATCACGCACCGCTGCGAGGAGGAGGAAGTTCCCGGGTTCGAGCGGGTCACGGTAAACCTGCATGCGCCGCCGGAATCGGCGGGCTACCAGATCAAGGAGTTTGAAGTTCTGCCGACCCTGCTGCATGCCCTGGCCTATTGCAGCGTCGATCCCCGCTACAGCCAGGAGGAGCAGGGACTCCTGGAGATTTGCCGGAGGCAGATTTGCAAGGCGTTCCTGGCCGGCAGCGAGCTGCCGCCGATGCAGTTCGTGCAGGACCGGATCGACAAGCACAACGCGATCCTGCGGTGCCACCTGTTCTTGCCGAAGCTCGTGACGGAACGGTGCAAGGCGGCCGACGCTTGCCGCGAAGGGATCACAGTGGCCAACGAAGTCGCCAGGTCGGGGTGGTGAGATGGGTACGACCGTCGACATCTTCACTTCGAGCGGGACCTGGACGAAGCCGTCCGGGGCGCTCATGGAGCATCTCTACCTCCTCGGCGGTGGCGGCGGCGGCGGCTCGGGTCGGCGCGGGGCGAGCGGCACGAACATTTCCGGCGGTGGTGGCGGCGGCGGCGGCGGCTGGACGCTCAAGCATCTGATCGCGTCGATCCTGGGCAGCACGGAAGCCGTCACGGTGGCAACTGCTGCCGGCGGATCGGCAATCTCAGCGGATGACACGGACGGTGCTGCGGGCACGGCCGGAACCAACACGACGTTCGGCGTCTGGGCGGTCGCCGGTGGTGGTGGTGCGGGCGGCGGTGGAACGTCAGCCACGGGAACGGCAGGTGCTGCGGGCACGGGATTCGAGGCCGGGACCGCAGGCGGAGCTGGCGACGAAACCACGCCGGTGGCGGGCACGATCAATTACGAACAGGGCGGGGCCGGCGGCGGCGGCGGCGGCGGCATCACGTCGGGCGGCGCAGCCTGCAATGGGGCTGCTGGCGCAGCGTCCTCCCAGGCCGTCGCCTACGGCATCCGCATGCTCGGAGGCTCCGCTGGTGGCGGGGCTGGCGGGTCCGCCATGGCCAGCGAGCCAAGCGGCGGTGGCGGCGGTGGCGGCGGCAACGCCAGCAATTCAGCCGCTGGCGGAGTTGGTGGTGCAGGTGGAATGTACGGCGGCGGTGGAGGCGGCGGAGCTGGCAGTCTGAATGGTTACGCGAGCGGCGCGGGCGGAGTTGGTGGATCTGGGCTGTGCGTGGTGTTCTCGCACACATCCACCAGCCGCACCTACGTGGAAACGTTCCGATCATCGAGAACCTGGACGAAACCGCGAAGCGATGCGGTCGAGGCAAACGCCATCATGATCGGTGGTGGTGGTGGCGGCGCAACGTCCAGCAGTCCTGGTGGAGGCGCGGGGGCCGCCTGGAATTTCCTCGGGTTGCCGGCAAATCTCTTGGGTGCATCCGAGAGCATCGTCCCAGGAGCAGGAGGCAGCGGCGGCGCAGCGGGGACGAACGCCGGCGTGAGCGGAGGCGCTACTTTGATCGGCTCGTTGTTCAAGACAACTCAAGCTGTCGGCGGTCCGACGGTATACGTTGCTGGCACGTCGCCAGGCACAGCGTCGAGGGGCAGTCCGACAATCTTGGGGACGACTGTTTCCAGGGACGACCAGAACAGCGGCGGCCGGATGGCAACTGCGGGGACGAACGGTGAAACGAATGTAGATACGGCGAAGCAGGCAAGACTTTTTTCGTCCTTCAGTCAATTTTCTGCGTGCCGACAAATCGGACAGAAAGAAGACACATCCGGGCACGAGGGAGAACCTGGACTCGGCGACGTGGAAGCAACATTCGCATGTGGAAGCGGTGGCACCGGCGCGAGCGTGTCGGACGGAGGCAACGGAGGCCGTGGCGGTGGTGGAGGTGGCGGATCTGTGAGCGGAATCGGCGGCAACGGTGGTGACGGTTTCTGTGTGATATGGGTGACCATGTGATCGTAGACATCTTCACATCGACTGGCGTCTCACTTTGGACGAAACCACCGGGCTGTGTCCTGACCAAGGCCATGCTGTTGGGCGGTGGGAGAAAAGGTTCGAGCGGATCAGTAGGTGCAACGGTGTCGGGTAGTTCTGGTGGTGCTGGGAGTGGCGCATCGTTGCTGGCGTTTTCGCCCCCGCCAGGAGACAGCGAAAGCATTTACATTCAACCTGGTGCAACAAGTAGCGTCAACAACTTGATTGGCAGACCAACAAGTTTCGGCCCTTTTTCGGCGTCGGTGGTGCATAGCGACGAAACGAATGTGACTAACAAGATGTTTGCTGGTGCCACAGGTGGCGCAGGTGGCGCAACATCATCGAGTGCGGCACAAAACGGCACTGCTGGAAGCGCATCCGGGAACGGTGTGCGTGCCACGCTCACAGCGGGCGGATCGGGCGGCATCGTGGGCGGGGCCAGCCCTACGAGCGGCACCAGTGCCGTCGCCGGCGAATTCCAGGGTGGTGGCGGTGGAGGCGGAGGCGCTGCTGCAAACGGGAGCGGCACGGGCCAGAACGGTGCGGATGGCGGACTGTACGGCGGCGGCGGTGGCGGTGGCGGTGCTTCGGTCTCTGGGACCGCGGGTACGGGTGGAAACGGCGCTCAGGGCCTCGCCATCATCCAGAGTTTCATCGGCGTCTCAGGTCGATCCGTCAATCCAGGAATGAGCGGCAACGTAAATGGCTAACTTCAACAAATTCAATCAGTTCGTGGAAGACCTGGCCGAGAAGGTCCACAACCTGGGCTCGGACACGCTCAAGATCCTGCTCACCAACGTTGCCCCAGCAGTCACCAACAGCGTCAAGGGCGACCTGACGGAAATTTCCGCCGGCTTCGGTTACAGCGCCGGCGGCAACCAGGCCGTGCAAACCGGATCATCGCAATCCAGCGGCCTGTACACCCTCAGCGCCACGCACGTTACCTTTCTCGCTGCCGGTGGTTCCATCGGGCCGTTCCGCTACGCCGTGCTCTACAACGACACGCCGTCTTCTCCTGCCGATCCGCTGATCGGCTTCCTCGATTACGGATCCTCCATCACATTGTCCGACGGGCAATCGTTCATCGTTCGATTCAACAGCACTACCCCTGGAACGGTTGCGAGGCTTTCATGAAGTGGAAAGTTTGGTATAGCGACGGAACCACGGCCACCGACCGCGACGACGACGTCTTTTCCGTGCCAGGCCGCAACGTGCAGATTGTTGCCCAGGATGACCAGCATGTCGGCCGGGAAATGCTGCACAGCACAGACTGGTACTGGTGGGAAGACGGCCGCTGGCTGGGCGGCGACATCCATGGCATGGTCGATTATTTGAGCCGGCCAGGACACAAGAAAGTCCTCATGGGCCGCATGATTCCCAATCTCCAATGGGACGGCATCATGCGTACCGCTCTGCTCGACGACTACATCAACGCCAAGACAGCTCGGCTCAGTCGGGAGAAGCTGCCATGACGATGACGGCCACTCCTGTCCAGAACTCCTACGCCTTTTACCGGGATGATGGCGGCGAAGCCGCGGCCACCATCATCGGCGCTGCCGACACCCAGCAAGTATTGGCCACCGGCAACGCTGGCTCTGGAGTCTTCAACTTCCATTTGCGTATCGGCATCTACAACAACGGAACTAATGCCGGCGCATCCACCGACGATTGGCAGCTTCAGTATCAAATCAATGCCGGTGGGTGGACGAACATCACAGCCGCAACGCCAATCCGCGGCCGCGTGAGCAGCAACCTGACGGATGCCGCAGCGACGACCCAGCGCCTGGCCAGCGTTTCGGGCAAAACCTGGGGCGCGGGCGAGATCAGCAACAACACCAGTGGCCTGGTCACGGATTACGCTCTGGCGGCATCCGGGTTCACGGAACTGCTCTACTCGCTCCAGGCCGTCACGAGTGCCCTGGCGGAAAATGACACCGTGGAATTCCGCGTCCTTCGCAACGGGGCAATTATCACCAGCTACCTGATTTACCCAACGCTCAGCATCTCACTGGCCGATTATCTGCTGCTCGCGGATCCTCTGATCGAACAATTCGTGTGGAGCGCTGACGACGTTGAAACACCGCTGCTCAACGCTACGCCCATTGACATCAGTGTCGCGCTGCCAGACGCATGGCTGATCGGTCCCGACGCCTCGGAGCGATCCTGCGCAGCAGTCCTGTAGGAGGCCGTCCATGGAAATCGTCAAGAAAGCCACCACCGACAAGACGGTCTACCTGTTCATCCCCGACTACACGCAGTCGGATGGCTCAGGCCTGGCGGGACTGGTTTACAACTCCTCCGGCCTGACCTGCTACTACGTCCGCAACCGTGGTCTGGCCGTCGCCATTCCGCTGGTCACGCTCTCATCGCCGGACGCCGCACATGCTGATGGTGGGTTCAAGGAAGTCGAGGCGACCTACCAGAAGGGCGTGTATCGGCTGGACCTACCCGACGCCGTTTGTGCGTCCGGAGTTGATGGAGCGGTGGTTTACCTGCAAGGGGCCGCGAACATGGCCCCGGTTGTCCTGCGTCTGCTGCTCGTCGATTACACTGTGGCCGACGTGCTCGACGCTCACACCTACCAGGCCAAGGTCTGGGTGTTCGACGACGACGCGAACGTCGCGGACCGCTACGTCACCATCTGGCACAAGGACGGCCAGGCACTCACCAGCGGCATCACGTCGCCGACCATCCAGGTGTTCAAGTCTGCGGACGGTTCCGATCTGGTGGCGTCTTCGGCCATGACCCAGATCGCGGCCACGGGCACCTATCGTTACGTCGAGAGCACGAACCGCATGGTCACCGGCGTCGCTTACGTGGCCAAGGTCCAGGCTACGATTGATGGTTCGACCAGGACCTGGTTCCAGCCGGTGGGGAGGGATAGCGCGTGATTCAGACATTCCGCTGGGCCTGGGAGCTGTTTGAGGAATGGATCTTCTCGCGCCAGGTCGCCGTCGTCAAACGGCCCTTCTGCGTCGCCGCCCGTCAGGCCCACGCCGCCGGCGCGGTCGCTGGCCAGGGGTACGCGGCCGGCCACGTGGCCGCCCAGGGAGCTTGCTCATGAAAGTGACTGATGTGCTCAGGACCACGGGCTGGGAAGGTGTACCCCTCACGGTGATGCACCGGGTCCAGGGCAACGCCGGCAGCAACATCACCCAGGCCAGCCTGACCGCGATCACCTGCACCGTGTATGACGTGGACGACGCCATGGCCGTGGTCAATTCGCCCGCGGTGGTGATCGCCAATGCGGTCTTCGACACGCTCCAGACCACGGCCCTCGATCCGCGCTGGACGGCCGACTCGACCGGCTACAATTTCCGCTTCACTTTGCCGGCGGCCAGCTTCCCGCTCGGCCGCCGCTACCTGGTCAAGTTCACGTTCGATCCGGTGAGCGGCGAGGATTTCCTGGTCCTGGTCGAGCACCGGACGCTTGAGACGCCCTAACAATCTGGGCCCTCTTTTTGCACAGGAGATCGTCATGAATCCTTTCTCACGTCGTGAGTTCCTTGCCTCGGCCGGCGCCCTGGCGGCGGTCGCGGGGCTGAGTGCCGGCGCCTGCACTGGGGCGGCGGGGCCGGTCCGCATGTGGCGCGTGGTGACCCCCTCGGGCGTGACCTGGTTGCCCTGCGACCGGGGATGGCCGACGCTCGACGCGGCCTTCCGCCGCGGCCAGGTCCTCGAGGCCCGCGAGATCGCCGGCTGCAGCCTGGTGGTCTGATGCCCGAGATCCCCAGTTACCGGCCGACGGGGCGGGCAGCGCTCCCGTTGCCTCGGCGAGGCTCGGCCGCAACCCGGGGCTACGGGCCGGCCTGGCGGCGGGCGCGGCGAGCGTTCCTGGCGCGGCAGCCGATGTGCGCCTGCGCGGGATGCGGCCCACGCTGCTGCCGGGGCCGCAAGCCCGCCAGCGACGTCGACCACATCCGCCGGGTGAGCGGGCCCGACGACCCGCTCTTCTGGGCCGAGAGCAACTGGCGCGGACTCTGCCATGGCTGCCATTCCGCGAAGACTTGCCGGGAGGATGGCGGGTTCGTGGGACGACGCTGAATCCTCGAAAAGCGCCGTTGGGAAATGCCTTGCGTGCTCATGGATTCCGGGAGGGGGGTCAAATCTCTACCCGGTTTCGCCCCTAGAC